ATCACCAGCCAACGCAGTTGGCGGCGGTATGTCACCAGTGGTCGGCGGCGAAGGTGGTGTCAAGGGCTTCGATCCAATCCTAATCGGATTGGTCCGTCGTGCTCTTCCAAACCTAATGGCTTATGACATCTGCGGCGTTCAGCCAATGACAGGTCCAACAGGTTTGATCTTCGCAATGCGTTCAACATACGCTTCTTCAACTGCTCGCGGCGGTGAAGCATTGTATAACGAAGCAAACAACGCTCACTCTGGTAACGGCACGATGACTGCATTCAGCACATCTGTCAACCCAGGTAACGCAAATAGCGCAATCTACGGTCTTGCAAACACTGGCTTTGGTTATCCAACGACGGTCGGTGAAGATCTAACGATGGCATACATGGGCTTCCAAATTGATCGCGTTGCTGTAACAGCAAATACACGCGGTCTACAAGCAGCCTACACGCTAGAATTGGCACAAGATCTCAAGGCAATTCACGGTCTAGATGCAGAAACAGAATTGACAAACATTTTGTCAACTGAAATTCTCGCAGAAATCAACCGCGAAGTTGTTCGTACGATCTACGCAACTGCCAATGTCGGCATCATCGGCACAACCTCAAATACCTTTAACCTATCTGCTTCTGCTGATACAAGCGGTCGCTGGCAGGTTGAAAAGTACAAGAGCCTATTGTTCGCCGTAGAAAGAGCAGCTAACAAGATTGCCAAGGACACTCGTCGTGGTAAGGGTAACATCCTCATCGTTTCAACCGATGTGGCTTCTGCTCTTGCAATGACTGGTCTACTTGACTACAACTCAGCACTCGCTGGTCAAACAAACCTAACTGTTGACGACACAGGCAATACCTTCGCTGGTACGCTATTCGGTCGCATCAAGGTTTATGTTGACCCATACTCAGTATCTGGCGCAGACTATGTCGTCGTCGGCTACAAGGGTACAAATGCTTACGATGCTGGCTTGTTCTACTGCCCATATGTTCCTCTACAAATGGTACGCGCAATTGACCCAACGACTTACCAACCAAAGGTTGGCTTCAAGACTCGTTACGGTCTCGTTGCAAATCCATTCGCAACAGGAGCAGGTACGGGTGCACTAGGTAACGATACCAACATGTACTATCGTAAGTTCCAAGTTCTAAACATCAACCAATAATTGATGTAAAGACTTTGCCAAATTAAAATAATAATAAGGCAAAATGAACTGGGGGGAGTGGAAACACTCCCCCTTTTTTTATTCCCTAAATAGATCGTATGGCAAAGATCATTCTTCTATCAGACCTAAAAGACCTGCGAAAAGAAAAAGAGCGGGAGTTGAAGTTTTACTCTGAGCGGCTAGAAGAATTGAACAATAAACTATTTTTCATTCGTAAAGAAATTGAGTTGACGAATTTTATAATTGATCTAATTGAAAAAGAAAATCTGGTAGATCTGAGGAAACTCATAGATGACAGCACTGACAAGAACACCGACTAATACAAATCTACTCCAAACAACAAAATATCGAGTCACCTTTGACCGATTACCTGGAGCAACTTATTTTTGTCAAGCTGTGAATGTTCCTGGAGTTTCATTGACTGAAATCCCAAGACCAACACCATTTATTGATCTGTATCATCCAGGCGAAAAGATGATCTATGATACATTTAATATGACTTTTCTAATTGACGAAGATATGCGTGCTTGGACAGAGTTACATGACTGGGTTCGTGGCATGACATTCCCAACAGATTTCCAAGAATATGTTAATCTTGAAAGACAAGCAATGTCACCTTATGTTCGTGGAAGAGAAAAAAATAAACCACAATATGCAAGTGCAGTGCTTACTCTTTATACAAACAAAAACAATCCAAGTTTTCGTGTAAAGTTTGTTGATCTATTCCCGACTTCTGTTTCTTCCGTCTTGTTTTCAGCGCAAGACAGTGCAGAGAATATTGCGATGGCGGACGCTACATTCCGTTTTGCTTACTATGAATACGAAAGAATAAGAAGTAGTTCTTGAGTTTCGTTTCAAACCAGACATACTGGATTATACAGGTGTAATGTTTGCAAGACAACTCTTGCTTTGACTTGTCTTTTGAATTGAGTTCGTGTATACTTTGATATATGAAAATCGAAACTCCACCACTTGAAGAACTCATGACTCAATGGGAAAAGGATTCCGAAGTTGATACGACGGAACCTGGCAAAGAGATCCTGCGCATTCCATTGATTCATAACAAGTACAACAAATATCTCTCTCTGCACAATCTTGCTGCCAAACGAGCAGCACTTGAGTACGACAAACTCAAACGATTGAAATGGGAATACTACACTGGCAAAATGGACCAAGAAGATTTAGATAAACTTGGTTGGGAGCCATTTCGTTTCACGCTCAAGTCTGACATTGCCGTATACATTGACGGTGATGATGATTTAAACAAACTCAAGCGCAAGAAAGCATACCACGAAGAATCTGCAAAGTTTTGCGAAAATGTAATGAAAGAGTTGAACAATCGCACTTGGCAATTGCGCGAGTACATGGGGTGGGAGAAGTTCATCCAAGGTGCTCGGTAATGGATGCAATTTTTGAGCAGAAAACTCGCAAACTTCAAAATGGTAAATTCGTTGATGAATTGAACGAACCAATTACACTGACAGTTTATACAAAATGTCCTGAAAAATATATGCTTGTGGATATGGAAACTGGACAAAAATATATTGGACGAATTACAAAAGGTAAGTCCAGTTGGAAAAAGATTAAGTCGAATGATTGAGCATGTCGTTGTTGAAAAAGTAAACAATATCTATGTGCAGGTTCATGCAGACCCTGGCATTCTCCAAGAGATGTCAGAGTTCTTTACTTTTTCGACTCCAGGGTATCAGTTCAGTCCAGCGTTTCGCAATCGTCATTGGGATGGCAAAATACGATTGCTGAATCTAAATACTCGCCAGATATATTTGGGTCTTGTGCCCTATATTAAGACTTTCTGCAAAAATACCAACAGAACCTGCGAGTACATCGATGAAGACAAGGAAGTTTACCCAATTGACACAAAAAATCTTGCGTCGGCTCTCTCCCTTCCATTGGAGCCGCGAGATTATCAGTTACTGGCGTCTAGCGTCGGACTTACGAAACGGCGAACTGTACTTGTATCGCCCACAGCGTCGGGAAAATCGTTAATCATCTATATGATGATTCGCCACTTATTGAATAGTGGCAAGAAACGAGGGTTGCTTGTTGTTCCAACGATCAACCTTGTAACTCAGATGCATTCTGATTTCAAAAATTATTCCAGCAACAATGGCTGGGATGTAGACAAGTATTGTCAAAAGATCTTTGGTGGTGAAAGCAAAATCCCCGACAGTGATCTGATTATCTCTACATGGCAGTCAATCTATGACATGCCAAAGAAATACTTTGCACAGTTTGATTTTATCATTGGCGACGAAGCGCACACATTTAAAGCCAAGTCACTCACTAGCATCATGACTAAACTCATCAACTGCGATGTGCGTGTTGGTACGACAGGCACACTTGATGATAGCAAGGTAAACAAGTTAGTGCTTGAAGGTTTGTTTGGTCCAGTGTTTAAGGTTATTTCTACCAAGGAACTGATTGACCGCAAGCAACTGGCTGATTTCAAGATCAAATGTATTGTATTGAAGTATCCTGAAGCAACATGCAAGGCAGTCAAGGGATTTAGTTATCAAGACGAGATGGCATTCCTGGTACAACACGAAGGGCGCAACAAGTTCATTTGTGATCTTGCACTAAATCTAAAAGGAAATAGTCTGGTTTTATTTACTTATGTTGAAAAACACGGTAGAATATTATTCGATTATATTCAAGAGAAAGCAGGAAACAGAAAAGTATTCTTTGTACATGGTGGCACTGAAGCAGAAGATCGCGAAGCAGTCCGTCATATTACAGAGCAGGAAAACGATGCAATTATTGTGGCAAGTTACGGTACATTCTCGACTGGTGTGAATATTCGTAACCTACATAATATTGTGTTCTCTTCTCCAACAAAGAGTAAGATTCGTTCGCTGCAATCAATCGGTCGTGTGCTGCGTCTGGGTGAAAACAAAGACGCTGCAACTCTGTATGATATTGCTGATGATTTACGATATGGTCCTTATACAAACTTCACGCTGAAGCATTATGAGGAACGAGTGAAAATTTACAGCGAAGAAAAGTTCACATTCACATCAACCAATGTAAGGATTTCCTAATGCCAGAAAAAGAATTAAAATTTGTAAGGCTAAAGACTCAATTTGAAGACCTTATTGGTTATGTTACATATAAAGACGAATACTTGGTCATTGAAACACCGTTGCGTATTGAGATCGAAACTATTTTTGATGAGGGTCGTCAAATTCTTTCGATGCAGGAATATCTGCCACAGTCCGTCGTTGAAATTAAAGAAATCGAAATTGCTTTGAGTGAGGTTATGTTTGCAACACCAGTACGCAAAGAGTTCTATGAGCAATACGAATATGTGAGCGATTTCTTTTATAACAATCAATCAACTATTAAGAGCCCAAAGAAAAAGCGCACAAAAGCAGATGTGACAAATCTAGAAGAAAATGTTGTATCAATTATCGAAGCACTCGCTAAAAAAGACAAAGGACCAATGCATTAATTTATGGCAAAGAATCACTATATTAATAACAAGGACTTTCTAAAGGAGATGACGAAGTATCGTCAGGCTGTTAGGAAAGCAAAACGAAACGGCGAAAAGAAACCACAGATTCCACGATATGTGGCTGAATGCTTCATGAAGATTGCTGAGAATCTTTCACATAAGCCCAATTTCTTGTCATATACTTTTCGTGATGAGATGGTTGCTGATGCAATTGAAAACTGCGTCATGTATGTCGACAATTTTGACCCAAGCAAATCAAGCAATCCGTTTGCCTATTTCACTCAAATAACTTATTATGCTTTCTTACGCCGAATTCAGAAAGAGAAGAAACAATTATATGTCAAATACAAATCAACTGAAACTGCTGGAATACTCGACGAGTTCGAACTCAATGAGAATGAAGATGGTACTTTTCGCCAATTCGAATTGTATGAAAATATTTCCGAGTTCATACAAAATTACGAAAATTCTCGTAAAGTAAAGAAAGCCAAGAAAGCAGGACTAGAGAAGTTCGTAGATGAAACTTGATTTTTTAGATAAATCTGGAAACTTATTGGTTGCGCTCTTCCACAAGATTGCATTGTTTGCTATTGGTATGGGCACTGTTTGGTCTGCAGCACACACCTTTATGCAAATTTTTGATCCAGCGCACGCAAGTATAACTGTATTGCTGATGCTGTTTATCTATCTAGAAATTGGCGCAATGGTAAGCATTTATTTCAAAACAAACCATATGCCTGTACGATTTCTAATTTATATTGCAATAACTGCACTGACTCATCGTATGGTTGATATTATGACTCATGCTGCTATTGACGCGACGGAAGTCATTACATTGGGGGCTACTATCTTTATCCTTGCTATTAGCGTGGTGGTTGTAAAATATGGTAGCACGAAATTTCCAAGTGAAATAAAGTCTGAGGAAATAAAGTGAAGATTGCAATCCTGGGTGACACACATCATGGTATGAGAGGTGATAGCATTGCCTTTCATAATCATTATCGTGAGTTTTATTTAAATACATTCTTTCCTTATTTGGTGCAAAATGGAATTACCACCGTCTTTCAGTTGGGTGACTTATTTGATCGTAGGAAGTATATCTCTTTTCAGTCTCTTGCTCTTTGCCGTCGTTATTTCTTTGATCAGTTTGTAAAACATGGCATTCACCTGCATACTCTGCTTGGTAATCACGACATCACATTCAAGAATACGCTGGAAGTAAATTCACCCGATCTATTGTTGCGTGAATATAAAGATCATGTGACGATCTACGATGAACCAACAGTGTGGAATGATATTGATATCATTCCGTGGATCTGCAAAGATAATGAAGCAGAAGTTCTAGAACATATCAAGAACAGCACAAATCAAATGTGCTTTGGTCACTTCGAACTAGTCGGCTTTGAAATGGATCGCGGAAACTTCTGCCATGAAGGAACAGATCCAAGCGTTCTTTCCAAATATGATCTTGTTCTTTCTGGACACTTCCATCACAAGAGCAACAATGGCAGTATTGTCTATGTTGGCACTCCAGGTGAAATGACTTGGGCAGATTATAACGACGATCGTGGTTTCCATATTCTTGATACCGAAACTCGTCAGTTAGAATTCATTCCAAATCCAAACAAGATGTTCTACAAGATTCAGTACAACGATGATGATATGTTCTACAATGACATCGTCAATGCTGACTATAGCCATCTTGCTGGCAAGTATGTAAAACTTGTTGTCGAAAAACGCAATAATACATTTTTGTTCGATACCATCATTGATGCGCTGACAAAAGCAGCACCACTAGAAGTTTCAGTGGTCGAAGATTTCAGTGAGATTACAAATGATGTTGATGTTGATATTGACCAAGCGGAAGATACAATCACTATCCTAAACAAATATGTGGATGGATTGACATTACCTGTTGAATCAGATAAGATCAAGACAGTCTTGCGTGATGTTTACAATGAAGCCATGTCAATGGAGCCGACTTGATTACTTTTAAGACCGTTCGCTATAAGAATTTTCTTTCTACTGGAAACTTCTTCACCGAAATTCAACTCAATGAAAATGCAACAACTCTCATCGTTGGTGAAAACGGTGCGGGTAAGTCAACATTTCTTGACGCTATTACATTTTCTTTATTCGGTAAACCATTTCGCAATATTAATAAGCCACAACTTGTAAATTCAATCAACGAAAAGGATTGCCAAGTTGAGGTTGAGTTTGCGATTGGCAAGAAAGAATATAAAGTTGTTCGTGGTATCAAACCGAATCTGTTTGAAATCTATCAAGATGGCAATCTTCTAAATCAAGACGCAAGGTCCAAAGATTATCAAGAACAACTTGAGAAGAATATTCTCAAGATGAATTACAAGTCATTCACGCAGATTGTCATTCTTGGTTCAACAAACTTTACTCCATTCATGCAGTTGTCGGCTGCGGACCGCCGAGCAGTCATTGAAGACCTGCTTGATATTCAGATCTTTTCTGCGATGAATGTAGTTGTAAAAAGCAAACTCCATACTCTAAAAGACGAAGCCGCGCAACTCAAGATTCAAATTGACAACACAAAAGACAAGATCAATTTACATAAGAAACATCTTGATGAACTCAAGAAAAATTCACAAGAAATTGTTGATGCGAAGAAACAAGAGGTTGTAGAGAATAAGGCATCACTCTCTAATCTTGAAACTGAAGCAACAAGCAAAGAAATTGAAATTGAAAACCTATTAACACAAACTGCAGACGAAGAAACAAATACAAAACGATTCACTAAACTCAATCAACTCGAAGCGAAGATCGAAGGTAACATCCAGAAACTCGAAAACGACATCGAGTTTTATTCTGTAAATTCGACTTGTCCAACCTGCGATCAAGCAATCAACAACAAAGAAGAAAAAGTACACACTTGCACTAGTAAAATAACAGAACTAACTGAAGGTCTAACAAAACTAAAGGAAGAGAGTGATGCCGTTCTACAGCGAATCAATTCCATCAAGGCAACTCAAAAACAACTCAAGTCTCTTGAACAAGACCTTGTGCGTATTAATACTTCTCGTAGTCAGGTTCGAAAGTATATTAAGAAACTTGAGGATGAGATTACAGAAATAGAAAGCAAGCCAGCCATGAGCGATCAGTTCAAGGCACAATCGAAAGAATTGCTGAATGCATTACAAGGTTTTAACGATAAAAGAAAAACGGTATCTGAACAAACACAACATTATGATATTGTCGCGCAGTTGCTTAAAGATGGCGGGATTAAGTCGAAAATCATTAAGCAGTATGTACCAGTCATTAATAAACTGGTAAACAAATACTTGGCTGCGATGGACTTCTTTGTCAACTTCAACATTGACGAAGAGTTCAAGGAGACCATCAAGTCTCGTCACCGAGATGATTTCAGTTATGAAAACTTCTCAGAGGGTGAAAAGAAGCGTATTGATCTAGCACTATTGTTTACTTGGAGGTCGGTCGCCAAGTTGAAGAATAGTGTCAATACGAATCTGCTCATCTTCGACGAGGTCTTTGATGGTTCTCTTGACATTAATGGCACAGAAGAATTTATGAAGTTGATAAATATGATGAATGACAGCACAAATATTTTTGTGATCACTCACAAGACTGATCAGATGGTCGACAAATTTAAACATACAATTAGATTCGCGAAGGTTAAGAATTTTTCGCAGGTGGTGTAATCATGGCAAAGATGATCAAAACATATAAGGGCGATTTAGTTGAATATGAAATCTTTGATCTTGTAGATTTCTACGATCCTATTTTGCGTCAACCGTGTGTGCCTGTAAAGTTTGATACCATTGACGATTTAAAACGAAATCATTATCTTGCATTCTCAATGGCTGAGACACTTAACAAATATGAAGGTCTTGGGTTATCTGCCAACCAAGTTGGTTTAAAAGATAAAATTTGCGCAGTAAATCTTGGTGAACAAATTTGGACAATGTTCAATCCAGAAATTATTGAGAGTTCATTGACCAAGGCGCAATATCAAGAAGGTTGCTTGAGTTATCCTGGACTATATTTGAAAGTTGATCGCCCAGATCATATCAAAGTAAGATTTCAAGGCACAAATGGCGACTTTGTTGAACAAGAGTTTGATGGACTGACTGCTGTTGTTGTTCAGCATGAGATTGATCATTTGAATGGTGTGATGTATACAGATAAGGTCAGTTCGATTAAACTAGAACAAGCCAAGAGAAAAGTAAAACAGAACATCAAGAAGATGAAAATTTATCTTCGAGCGAGAAAAGAACAAGAACAACAAGCAATTATTTCAGAAAAGCAGAAGATGAAACCAATTGCAAGTGGTGAAGCACCAACGATTCAGATTCTCCCATCCACAAATACACAAGAAAAGAAGCCAGAAAAATTCGTGTATGGAGCCTAGTCTCGTAAGTTGTTGATTTTATTAGAAATTCTCCTGTTGTCTTATTAGGGGAATTGTGACATAATTCGACTATAGAATTGAGGGTCGGCTATGTCAGATATACAAATTTCAAAGTCCATTCTTGCCAAACTCTTGGCAACGGAAAATATCACAGTCTCGCACCAAGCGACACAGACTGCATACTTTGACCTCAAGAATCGTACTCTTGTCTGTCCTGTTTGGACAGATATGGACGGTGCACTCTATGATCTTCTCATGGGTCACGAAGTCGGTCATGCTCTTGAGACACCGATGGAAGGTTGGCACAATGCATTGCAAGACGAGAATGGCAATAAAGTCAGCCAGCGATTCAAGGGATTCTTAAATGTACTCGAGGATGCGCGCATTGAGAAAAAGATCAAGCGTCGTTATCCTGGACTTGCGCGTTCATTCAATGCTGCATACAAAAACTTGTATGAGCGCGATTTCTTCGGCATCAAGGAAATTGATGTCAACAAACTCAATCTGATCGACCGCATCAATCTGCGCTTCAAGATGGGTACGCATGTGCCTGTTTCATTCACAGACGAAGAGCGAGCATTTATCACCGAAACTGAAAATCTTGAGACCTGGGATCAAGTTGTTGATCTCGCCAAGCGCATCTATGGTTATGTGAAGACCGAAGAAGAGTCCAAGATTCAGAACATGGATGATCTGCAAGAGCAGATTGAAGAACAGAACAAACAATTCAAAGACGAATCTTCTGATGGTGAAGATGAATTCGATTATGATGCCGACGACGATTCCGACTATGAAGATGACATCGACGGCAATGCTTCCGACAGCGAAGATGGTGAGTCAGAATTAGAGCAGCAATCAAACGGTGCTCAATCGAAAGAATCTGATGTGAAAGCCAACGATGAATCTGAAGATGATGCTCAGAGCAGCAAGGGTGGTGGTGAAGAAGATTCTGGTGAACCCGAATCTGTCACTGATCGCAGTTTCCGTCAGCGCGAACATGAGTTGGTAAATGCTTCTGGCGTTGTCGAAATGTACGAATTGCCTGAAGCCAATCTTGACAAAATTGTTCTGCCGAATCAAACGGTCATGAATGATCTTGAGTGTTTCATTCGCCGTCAGGTTGCTGACAAATATCGTCCTTATGGTCGCAATGGTCTTTCCTACGAAACTGTGCTTGCCAAGTGCTCGCGCAAGTTTCACTCCAACAACAAGAAGTTTATCAATCACATTCTGAAAGAGTTTGAGATGCGCAAACGAGCCAGTCAGTATGCTCGCTCGCTGACATCCAAGACTGGTGAGTTGAACATGAATGTGTTGCACAACTACAAGTTTAGCAACGATCTGTTCAAAAAGATCACTGTTGCACCGAAAGGCAAAAATCACGGTCTGATCATGTATGTTGACATGTCGGGTTCGATGGTTGACATCATGCGCAACACGATTGAGCAAACACTAGTGCTTGTTTCGTTCTGTAAACTTGCTGGCATTCCGTATGAAGTTTATGGCTTCAGCAATGATGTATATTCACACAGCAATACCAAATTCGATTTTCATGGCAGCAACAAGTTTACAACTGTTCCGAATGGTTTGGCGATTGAGACTTCTAGTTTCCATCTCAAACATCTGATCGGTTCGTCGTTGTCACCCGCTGCGAATCGTCGTGCGTTTAGTTTGCTGTGTGTTGTTGCGAACGAATATGCGCGTGGTTATGGTAATGACGAAGATAACGATCATGGCTTATTTGACTACAACTGGGAATCTGCTGGGTTTGGTTTGAATGGCACTCCATTCATTCAGACTCTGCTTGCTTCTCGCGAACAGATCAAGAAGTTTCAGATTGATCGCAAACTCGATATCGTCAATGTGATCTATCTCACCGACGGTGACGGTAGCAGTTCGATTAGCATCCCGTATACTTACGGCAACAAACGACCGACAATCTATTTCGTTGATAAGAAAACAAAAAAGAAGATTCGTTATGATCATAACATGCAGGCTGAGATCACGCAATTGGTTCGTGAAGTGACTGGTTGCAAACATATTGGCTTCTTCTTGTGCAGCGAAGGTGATTTGAAATACAAGATTCGCGATATGGTTTACAATAACAAGATGACAGACAAAGAAGCCAGCGTGTTTCGCAAGAACTTCCGCGAAGATGGTTTC